ATGGGTGGTGGTATTGACACAGGAAACACTGGAACACAGGTTCGGAACTATGGCGGAGCAGGCGGTGGAGGAGGTTTTCACCGTGTTCGCGGTCTACTATCCGCACTACCGAACCCGTGCCCTGTTATTGTCGGGGTTGGTGGAGATCCTGGAACAGAACACGTTAGCAATCCTGCTCTTACTACCGATGGTACCGACGGAGGAACTTCGTCGTTTAACGACCCAACATGTCGTGCCTCGGGTGGTAAGGGCGGCAAAAGAGCTCAATCTAATTCGCTAACAGTCACCACACAAGCTCACGGAGGACAGGGTGGACTGGGAAATCGTGCTACTGCAGGAGGAGGAGCAGCTGGCGGTCTTGCTGGGACTCCCGCGCCCGGTGGTCCTGGTACTCCCGGCACTCCCGGAGTGGATGGCACATATAACACGATTATTCAAGACATCGGTGAAGGTGGTGGAGGCGGAGCTGGCGGAGTAGGTAAGTACGGAGTAGGTGCAGGATCCTCCCCAGCTAATGCAGCAACACCTGGAGGTCGTGGTTCGTACAATCCTGGCGACACTTCGGTCTACGGTCCTGGCGATCTTCCCGCCGATGACCCAGGAAGTGGAACCAGTGACATTATTCCAGGAGGAGCAGGCGGAGCCAAGGCCTCACCTTTGAATAAACTGCCATATGTTTACGGGAAATCCAAGACTTCTCGTGAACAAGGCGATATGGGAGCTGTAATCATCCGTCTTACCGCCGAGTAAGTAATGATTACCTTCACACAAAAAGGATCTTTCAAGAATACAGAATCATATTTGAGAAAGATGAACGAAAAGGAGCTATTTGCCACGCTGGGTAAGTTCGGATCAGTTGGGGTAAATGCTCTTTCCAATGCTACACCCACAGAATCGGGTGAAACCGCAAACTCCTGGTACTACACCATCGAGCAGCGTCGCGGATATTATTCGATTCGATGGCATAACAGGCATATCGAAGACGGTGTGCCTATTGCCGTCATTCTTCAGTATGGTCACGGTACTGGAACCGGTGGTTACGTCGAAGGTCGTGACTATATTAATCCAGCAATTCGTCCCGTGTTTGATCAGATAGCTGCCGAAGCCGATAAAGCATTAAGGGGGTGACTAAATAGTGCCAGGAATTGACGACAAAGTCGTCGCTATGAGTTTTGAGTCGAGTAAGTTCGAACAAGGCGTTAATTCCGCGATTCGAGCTCTCGAAAAGCTAAAAGCATCACTCAAATTCCCGAATTCGGGCAAAGAGTTGAATGAAATTAATGCTGCAGCTAAGAGAGTCGATCTCGGACATATCGCCAAAGGCGTTGACGACGTCAAGAATCGACTCAATGCTCTGAGACTGGTTGCGGTAGCTGTATTTGCTCAAATAGCGAGTAGAGCCATTGCCGCAGGCAGTCAATTCTTGAAAGCGTTCACTATTGGTCCCCTTATTCAAGGTTTCCAGGAATACTCGACAAACCTGAACGCTATTCAGACGATCCTGGCCAACACTCAGGCTGCTGGAACAAATCTTCAAGACGTCAACCGGGCCCTCCAGGAACTAAATAGATATTCAGATAAGACCATCTACAACTTCAGTCAGATGGCTAGGAATATCGGTACCTTTACGGCTGCTGGTGTTCAGCTAGATGTAGCCACCGGAGCCATTAAGGGTATCGCAAACCTAGCCGCGCTTTCTGGCTCGAATGCTGATCAGGCTTCAACAGCAATGTACCAGCTCTCTCAGGCCATCGCTGCTGGATCCGTGAAGCTGCAGGACTGGAACTCGGTTGTCAACGCTGGTATGGGCGGTACCGTCTTCCAGCGTGCCTTGGCTATGAATGCCGAAAAGATTGGTACGCTAAAAGATGGCGCTGTAAAACTTACCGGAGCGATGAAGAATGTCACGATTAACGGAGAAGCTTTCCGTCAGTCGTTGTCGACTCCAGGTAAGCCATCTTGGTTGACTTCCAAAGTTCTGACCAGTACTCTCGAGCAGTTTACGGGCGATTTGTCTGACGCTCAGCTTGCCGCTGAAGGTTTCAACAAAGCTGAGATCGCTGCAATTCAGAAGACAGCCCAAACAGCAATGCATGCGGCCACTGAGGTCAAGACTATCTCACAGGTCTTCGAGGTGGCTAAGGAAACTGCTGGCTCTGGGTGGGCTAAGACTTTCCAGATCATATTCGGTAACTTCAAAGAAGCCAAGAAGACTTTCACTGATCTCTCGAATACGATCAACGGATTCATCAACCGAAATGCTCAAGCTCGTAACAAAGTGTTGGCTGATTGGAAAGCACTGGGCGGACGAACGGTTCTGATCGAGGGTATCAAGTCTGCATTCCAGAATCTGGGCGCAGTTCTTAAGCCGATCAAGCAAGCGTTCAGAGACATCTTCCCAGCGTCAACCGGGAAATCTCTTTTCGACCTTACTACTCGATTCAAGAACTTTGCTGACTCACTCAAGCCTACTCCAACGACTGTCGAGAATTTGAGGCGAACATTTAGAGGACTATTTGCTCTTCTCGACATTGGTAAGCAGGTAATTGGCGGTATATTTAGCGTTTTCGGACATCTCTTTGGCGCAGTTGGTCAAGGTACTGGTGGTTTCTTGAGTATTACCGCTAGTATTGGCGATTTCCTTGTCAAAGTTGATGAATCTTTGAAGAAGGGCGGTCGTCTTGCCGACTTCTTCGATGATCTAGGAAACGCTATCGCTGCGCCAATTCAATTCATTGGAGAATTGATCAATTCGTTTGAGCAACTTTTCTCCGGGGGAGTTTCCAAGCAAGTAGCCGGAATGACCCAGTCTCTGTCGCCTCTCGAGAAGATATTGGCGGCAATCTCACAGGCTTGGGACAACTTCGTCTCTAGCTTCGGAGATGTCGGAAACGTCTTTACTCCGGTTATCCAAGCATTTGTCGATGGAATCCAACAGCTTGGACCTGCTGTAGCACAGGCTATCTCAGGTATGAGCTTCGAGCCCATCCTTCAAGTCATTCGAACCGGTCTTCTTGCCGGTATATTTGTGTTGTTCAAGAATTTCCTTGGCAAAGGCAGTTTCCTGGACCAGATTGGTAAGGGCTTTGCTGGGGGAATTATCGGAAACATTGCTGGATCCTTCAATGCTTTGCAGGGATCGCTTCAGGCAATGCAGACCAACATCAAGGCGAAGACACTCAAGGAAATTGCGATCGCGGTTGCTCTTCTCGCAGCTTCCGTTGTGGCTTTGTCGTTCGTGAAACCAGAGAAGCTCGACAAGGCTATGAGTGCAATAACTATTATGCTTGCGCAGCTTCTCGGTGCGATGAAGATCTTGGATAAGATCACCGCAACCTCAGGCTTCGTCAGGTTGCCGGTTGTTGCTGCTTCTTTGATCCTGCTTGCTGGCGCCATCGATGTCCTTGCTCTCGCAGTGGTTGGTCTGAGCTTCCTCAGTTGGGGAGCATTGATCAAGGGACTTGGTGGAGTCAGTGTTCTGTTGGTTGGAATGGTAGCAGCAACAGGACCTTTGTCCAAAGCCTCACCGCGGTTGATCGTAGCAGGTGCTGGAATTACGGCTATTGCTGTAGCGCTGAACATCCTAGCCCTTGCGGTTCGCCAATTCGGCACTATGGGTATGGCCACTCTCAGCAAAGGTCTCGGCGCAGTCGCTGCCGGATTAGTTATTATAGCTGGCGCGATGAGAGTGATGCCTACTGGAATGGTCGCTCAAAGTGCTGCGTTGATTGTCATAGCAACTTCGCTCAGAATCTTGGGTGAAGCTGTTCAGAAACTTGGTAGCTTGAATTGGAAAGTTATAGCTAAGGGGCTAGGCGCTATCGGAATAGCTCTTGGCATTATTGCTGCGGCTATGCATTTGATGCCGACAAGTATGATCGCAACAGCTGCCGGTCTTGTCTTGGTCTCTGCTGCACTACAAGGAATTGCCCGAGCAGTAGAGAACATGGGCGCTATGTCGATGGAAGAGATAGCTAAGGGACTAGGAGCTCTGGCTGGAGCTCTGGCTATCTTGGCTGGCGGTCTATATTTGATCGAAGGAACAGCAGGAGGCGCCGCAGCTTTGGGAGTAGCCGCTGCGGGTATTGCTTTGCTTGTTCCTCCTCTGATTCTTCTTGGAAAACAAAAGATCAAGACTCTTGTGGTCGGTCTGATAGCACTAGCAGCTATATTTGGCGTCATCGCAGCAGCAGCTCTGGCACTCGCGCCATCGATCCCAGTATTGCTCGGATTCGGCGCAGCAGTAGCTTTGGTTGGAGCTGGTCTTGCCCTAGCCGGGGCGGGAGTTGCATTGATCGGTATCGGTCTCGCTGCGATTGCCGCATCTGGCTCAGTTGCTGTCGGAGTTCTTATCCAGGCGTTTATCGACCTTCAGAAAGCGCTGGTCGAGAATGCCAAACTGATTGTTCTAGGATTGTTGGAGATTGTAAAGGCGTTTGCCGACACTGCTCCACAATTTGTAGCAGCAGTAGTTAAGATCCTCGATGCTCTTATCCAGGGTCTTATTCAGCTAGCACCGCAATTGGTACCTTTGATCACAACGTTGATAACGGTCATGATTCAAGTCCTGAATGCCAACCAGGCACGACTTATTCAGGCCGGTTTTGATCTGTTGATAGCACTTCTCGTAGGTATTAGAAATAATATCACCGAAGTCGTCAGACTGGCGATTCAGATCATTCAGGAATTCGCCGATGGTGTTGCCAAGAACATCAACAAGATCATTTCTGCCGGAGTGCAGATAATGTCGGCGTTCATAAAAGGTATTGTATCCGGTGCAGGTAAGATTGCTACGGCTGGACTGAATGCTGTTGTGAGATTCCTGGGTGCTATCGCTAGCGGCTTGGGAAGGGTTGCTGCTGCTGGTCTGAACATCATGACCAGCTTGATCAGAGGTATTGCCAATGGTGTTGGAAGAGCGATCAAAGCTGGTACGAACGCAGTCGTAGCCTTCATCAACGGAATCGGCAGTGCTGGAGCAAGAGTCATTACGGCTGGAACTAACACGATAATCAAACTTATCAATGCTCTCCAGTCAAATGCCAACAGACTTGCCGATGCTGGTGCAAAAGCAATCATCGCATTCCTAAATGGTCTAGCCAATACGATTAACGCACGCGCACCTGAGATGCGACAAGCAGGTATTCGAGTCGGTGAAGCCATTCTTAATGGTATGCTTGGTGGTCTGACAGCTAAAGCTCAAGAGATTTATAACAAAATTGGGGAGATTGTCAGTAACGCTAAGCGTAAACTCGAAGTTTGGCACAGTCCTCCATCTGCCTACGGAGAATGGCTTGGTCAGCAAGTTGTGCTAGGGTTGGCCAACGGATTGTCCGACAGTGTTCGAGCGGTTGATGCTGCAGGAAACATAAGTAAGAGCGTTATCGCCACCTTCACGAGTATATTCCAGACTGCGTCTCCATCAAAGGTTATGTATGCCATTGGTAAGGACGTTATCGCTGGATTTGCTCAGGGATTGAAGGCTGGTACTGAGGAAGATATCAGGAACGCTTTCCAGGCGATGAATCAGCAGATCGGTCAAAGACTCTCCGAGCTCCGACAAACAATTCGCGATGAGAAGGCTAAGATTCGTGAATTGCGGAAGGGCAAAGAAACCAAGGAAGAGAAAGCTGAGATCGACGCTCTAACACTGTCTCTCAAGCTTCATGAACTGCAACTTACGAAAGTAACCAATGCTCAGGCGCTTCTGAACAAGGGCTTGAAGGCGAATAAAGCAGAACTGATCAAGCATGCACAAGAGTATGCGGCTCTTATCGAGAAGATAGACAAAATTAAGGGCGTTATTGCTGATCTCAAAGCTCAATACGCCGATTTGCCTGATATTTCAGCGACAGACGAACAAGGCAACACTCTCACTGGAGCCGAGCAGCTTGCTAAGTACACAGAGTCTCTGACAAATCAGGTAGCAGCAGTTAAGAAGTACAACGAGACACTTCAACAGCTGCGAGCTCTTGGTTTGGACGATGCGACGTATCAGATGCTCTTGGATAAGGGAACATCTGGCGAGCAGTTTGCTGAAGCACTGCTGGCGGGCGGTAAGCCTGCTATCGACAGTGTGAATGCTCTCGACTCTGACCTGGATACCGCGGCTGGAGCACTTGGTGAGAATGCAGCTGCCAACTTGTATAACGCAGGTATCAAGGCCGCTGAGGGTCTTGTCGCTGGACTGGAATCGCAGAAAGCACAGCTCGAGCAGATCATGAACGATCTTGCTGACGAGATGGTTGCTCGGATTAAGAGAAAGCTGAAGATCAAGTCTCCATCGGAGGTCTTTGCCGAGCTAGGCAAGCTCTCCATGGAAGGTATGGCTCAGGGATTCACAAATTCGTCGAAGGTAGTAACAGATGCTATCGAAGGGACGGCCGACGACGCATTGTCTGCAATGGAAGAGTCAATGCGCAACCTTTCCGACGTAGCAATGAACGAGATAGACGCGAATCCTGTGATCACACCAGTTCTTGATCTTACACAAGTCCAAAGAAGCAAGAATGAACTAGCGAGATTGATGGATGCTGATAAACTCGCAGCTGGAGTTTCTTCAACATATGCAGCAAGCATATCAGCCGACCAATCAAGACTCGCCGAGGAAAAAGCTATTGCTGCTAACGGTGCCTCGTTCAGTTTCGAACAGAATAACTATTCTCCGGAGGCACTTTCCAATATAGAGATTTATCGCCAGACGAAAAACCAACTTTCACAAATCAAAGCAGCACTAGCTCTCAACTAGGGAGGTTCAAGCGACGGTGTTGACAGAGGTGAAGGCATATAGCTCCTGGCAGTCCGCTCCGCAGCTACTTTTGAGCAGTACTGGCAGAGCCGAAACGGATTTGCTCCAAATTCGAAGTATCGACGGACTAGATCCGGTCAAAGCTTCTGTCAACACGTCGCCTTACGGATCCATCGACGGTGCGGCACATGTCGGAGATAGTGTACTAACTCGAAACATTGTTCTGACGATCGGTATGAATCCCGACTGGGATGATTGGACGTTCGAGAGTCTTCGTCGACTTCTCTATTCTTACTTCACGCCGAAGAGACCTGTGAAGTTGGTCTTCTACAGCGACGACATCAATCCTGTAGAGATTGAAGGAATCGTCGAATCTGCTGAAGTAAACATGTTCAGCAAAGATCCGGAGATGATCGTGTCGATCATTTGTCCAGATCCGTACTTTACGTCACTCAACCCAATTGTTCTTACCGGTCAATCAGTTCATTCGGTAACTGACCCAACCAACATTGTTTACAACGGAAGTGTCGAAGCAGGAATCAATCTACAAGTCACTTACACTTCTGGAACATCACCTAATAGAATTGGCATTCAAATTGGAGATCCTAAGATCCTGTATTTCAACATGTTGGAAACTGCTGCCGTTACTGCGAGCAAATATTTCGAACTGAGTTCCATCCCCGGAAAGAAATACGTACAGAATGTCTCTTTGGATAGCGGTGTTATCAAGAGTCTTCTGGCCAACGTAGAGCGTGGAAACGCAGACTGGCCTCTTCTTCAGCCGGGTACGAACGAGTTCTTCGTCATTACAGATACGGGAGTCCAAGACTGGTCTCTCACATATTTCGAACGATTTGGCGGTCTGTAATGGAGCCGTATACCCTGAATCGCCAATTTCTTCCACAGAATGCGATTGATGTATTCGATTCGATCATCTGGACAGAGAGATACTACGGTGACAGTGACGTTGAGCTAGTAGTTCCTCTTACAGCTGATTCATTGTCGAAATTGTCAACTGGTATGTTCCTCGGTATTCCTGAATCCGACGAAATCATGATTCTTGAAACCATGAGTATCGAGGAAGGTAAGATAAAATTTATCGGCATATCTCTCTTACAATGGCTCAACAATCGATTTATTCGTACATCGGCGGATCATAAAGAAAGCGCTTGGACTATTACTGGCGGACCTGCTGGATGGGTATTGTGGGCAATTGTTTGGAACATGTGTCATAGAGATAGTCCGTTTTTGAACGGCAGCGTTCCTATGGGCGTTCCTAATCCAGAGAAATTCATCATTCCAGGATTAGAACTCAAGGATTACGACAGGTCTGGACCCAACGTCACCCAAGTGGTTTCTTTTGGTCCGGTTTACGATGCGCTAAAAGAAGTTGCTACTAGTTACAAGCTGGGAATGCAAATCACCTTGGAATCGGCTACGGATTCCGCATATGTTATCGGTTTTCGCAGCTACAAGGGAGTCGACCGTACGAGCGATCAATCTGTGACTCCGCCAGTTCGGTTCTCTCCACAGATGGACTCTCTAACTAACATCACAGAGCTTAAATCTATCGCGACACTCAAAACGTGGGTATATACATATGCGCCGAGTGTCACTTCTCCAGTGCCAACAACTCCGGGTGAGAGTTTTGTGACTGGACAGGAAAATACCGGTTTTGATTTGCGCGCTCTTATGGTGACAATAAGTGAAATTACGAACGACTCAATTGTTCCTGCTGGAGATGCTGGAAAACTACTCGAGCTCCTAAATACCAAAGCAAACGACGTTTTGAAGGCAAATCCATTCATCGAGGTCGTAGACGGAGAGATCGTTCCTACAAGTCAGTATAAATACGGACGAGATTACAATCTTGGAGACATTGTCGAGGCACAGGGAAACAGCGGCATAGTCACGAAGTACCGAGTGACCGAGTATATTCGTGCACAAGACGAATCTGGAGAGAAAGCATATCCTACCGTTGCTGCAATCGAATAGGAGGAAATTGTGGGTTACGTGTGGTTGTTGGTTGCCTACGCCGGTGGGATGATAGTGGGATTCGTTTTAAGGATGGTGTTAGGACGTCTCTCTCCTTACGACGGTGTTATGCATATCCAAGATGGGCGAGAAAAGACGGTATATTCGCTCGAGCTCGCTGATTATCCAGAAGAGCTCAGATTCAAGAAAGAAGTTATTTTCAAAGTCGACGCTCCAGAAGAAAATCTTAATCGCGATTAAAACATTGCGTATAATGAAACTCTATCGAAGGAGCGAGTATGTTTTGGAGAAAACCAAGCCCACTCGATCTTGAAATCGACAGAGCGACTCGTGATCTGAGTAATCATCGATTTGGTTCACCGGAATACAACACGCTGTTGGTCATCATTGACGAGCTGAACAAGCAGAAAGGTAAGAATACCTCTCCGCCGATCAGCCGTGATACGCTGGCCGTCATCGTGGGTAATCTCGTGGGCATCTTGATGATTATCAAGCATGAGCACGTGAATGTCGTCACATCGAGAGCGATGGGCCTGTTGCTCAAACCAAAGGTCTAGCTCAAGAGAAGAGATTAAAGAATATGGGGAGTCGCGAAAGCGGCTCTTCATATTTTTTTCGCAAGATAAACATGGTGTATAACGAGATGTAGTTATCCTATTTAAGGAGAATTATGAACTACGGAATTTTCAAATTCACACTGGATATGATCATGGTCTTCCTAACCGGAGGACTTTGGTTGATCTGGATGTTTGTTCGTGAAAACCGTAGACGTAATACTATCGTAGTTAGATAGCATTCGTCTCGAAAAGGGGAGTTCTAACACGGACTCTCTTTTTTCGATTCTTAAAAATCCCCGGGGGGAAATTTTAGCATAAAGTCGCAGTTATTACATATTATATAATGAAACCTATCTGAAGGAGGAAAAGTGGAAACTCTGAACGTTTGGGACGAAATGATGAAGGCCGCAGGGAAGACCTTGCAGGAAACTGGCAAAACGGTGACAGAAAAGTCAATGCTTCTGTCGCTCAAAGAGCTGGAAGACCTCGTAGGGTCCCTGCGCGCCATCACAAGCGTCTTCGAACAGAGGATCGCCATCATTCAGAAGGAAAACTAGCCAATTAGGGCCCCAATCCACCGGGGCCTTAATTTTTTCGCAAAAATTACATATCATATAATGAAACCTATTTAAGGAGTGACAATGACAAGTTTGATCACCCCGATCGCCACTTTCGTTGTCAAGCTCGCGGTCACCGTGATTTGGGCGCTCATCCTGAGCAAGCTCATCCGCGGTGTCTGGAGCCTGGCAGCCAAGCACGTGATCCGGAGAGAGAACGAAATCGTCATCACCCACTAAGGGTAGAAGCTAGGGTCTTTAAACAGACTCTAGCTTTTTTCGCAGAAAAAACACACACTATTATGAAAGGTACAGACAATGTGAAACCTCTCCTAGTGAGAGATTCGCGTACCTTTCGTTTTTTCTTTTTCACCAACCTGCCTAAGCTAGTAGGACGAGGAGCTAGATTCCCCCGGCTCGGTGGTAACTGCAATACGGATGCCAGTTAAAATAGGGGGTTCCTACTAGCTCAGGGAGGTTAGGTGCGGCGGAAGTAAAAAGCGGTGAAACGACTGGGTTATCGCTACTGATTCCCTCATGCTGCTCCATCTAACCTCCACAATCCTATAGTACGATTTCCGAAAGTCGACCTGCAGGAGACGAGTAGGATGTAGTATCGGAATTAGGCGGAAGTGCCTTCGATATACACTGAAGACCCTGGGTATGCTGGCACTAGCAAAACCAGGGCATATTTCAAAGGAGATCAATTTGGCTCCATTGACAATCGAGAAGGTCGACCGTTGGATTGCCAGTTTCAAAACTCCAGTCTTTCTTCCACGAAAAATCGTTGTTACATCAAGTCCTCCCCAGTACAATGGTGGTTATAGTTATTACGAA